AAGTTACGGCTCGTCTCAAGGAGGAGCGTCCCGCTGCGCTGAGGGACATTGATGTTCTCGCAGACCTTGTCGGCGATGAGCTGAGCATCTGAAGGGACAGCCTCAGCAACAAGGTTAGAGAGGATCTCATCAATTGGGTGGATATTACGATATGAGCTAGCCATTTTGGATCACCTCCTACTTAAGCGAGTGGAGCGAGGCCACGGCTGAAGCAGATGAGAATCTGCTCATTGGCGGCTGCTGAGGTCTGATTGATGTTGGGCAGGGTGAAGCCAACAGGATAGTGGGTTGACGCTGCGGCCTGAACCTCGCCATCAGTTGTGACCGAGAGGACGGTGGCTGAGGTGAGGGTGAGTGAGCCGTTAGCGATGACGCGAGTCTCGCCGCTGATGACAACATCAACAGGCTCACCCGCCTCAGCGCCACGCTGAGCCACGCCAATGATGGTGTTAGCGGTGGGGTCGGTTGCGATTGCGACCTTGCCATCGCTGTCGATAGCGACCAACGCGAACTCAGTCACGGCAGACGCACAGATGAATGACTTGATGATCTGATTGTTCATGTCAGTCTCTCCTTAGTTGAACACAGAATTGTATTGATCAGGGTTGCTCTCGCGGAACGCCACAAGCGCCTCGCTAAAGCTCAGATTCTTCTCAGCCGCGAGGGCTTTGACCTTCTCAGCAAGGGTGGCCTTGTTGAGCTCCTCACCGCTGGCGCCGTGGCCAATCTCAGCGAGGGGAACCGCGCTTGAAGCGGGGCGCTCGCTGAACATCTTCCAGAACTCAGGCATATTCTCACGAACGTCCCAAGCGCGCTCAGCGGCGCTCTGCTCAGCAGGTGCAACCTTGCCCTCACGGAGAAGGGAGCTGACAGCCTCACGGCGCTCTACCTCACGCTTCTCAGTCTCGATGACCTCAAGGCGCTCGCTGAGCTTCTGATTTTGGGCGCGGAGCTGCATGACCTCGCTGAGCAGGTTAGGCTCTGCTGTCTCGCTGAGCTTAACCTCCTCGCTCATCTTGCGCTCCTTGTCCTTGTCATAACCGAGCTTTTCAGCCTTAGGCTCCTCAGCCATCTCCTCAGACTCAGGCTTTGACTCCTCAGCCATCTCCTCAGCCTCAAGCTCGCCAGCAAGTGAAGCCTCAGCCTCCTCGCTCATGTCTTTGATCTTTTGCTCAAGCTCCTTGACCATCGCGTCCTTTGCGGCGAGCGCGGCCTTGAGCTCATCAGGGGACATATTTTCAAAGTCCATCATCTGCTCTCTTTCCGATAAAGTGACCCGATCAATCTTGGAGTGAGATTGGGCAGGGCGGGGGGTTAATGTGATGGCGAGGAGCTGAGCATCGCCCACCTTCTCTCCTCCATCGCGGGTGAATATCTCGCCATGTAGATACTCAGGCGAGCTCCAAAGAACTCCGCCAGCATCTTGAACGACTTTAAGCCCGCGCTCGTTATAAGCGGGGACTGCATAGAGGCCATCATCGCGGAGCTCTAGGTCAACGATCATCCCAAGGGCGTTCCCGCTCTCAGGGGGTGCGGGTGTCCCGCCGTTGAATGGGCTTGTCGCGTGTTGCCAATCAATGATCACAGGGTCAGCGTCACGGCGCTCACGATAGACCCTCACCATCTCCTCGAGGAGCTCTTCAGAGACAGGGGAGCCAATCGCCTCACCGCTCATCCGTGATGAGACTTGACCAAGGGCCAAGGTCTTGAAGGGCTTCCCAATGGTGAGGCCCTCTGGCACGTCATAGGATGGGCGCTCGCTGAGCTGAACCGCCTCGCCATAGGAGCGGAGCGTGGCCTTCTTGTCTGCTGCGTTCATTTGATCAACCACCTTTCGAGCCCATGTGAAGCCAGCGTCACCGCCCCATCCATCCCACGCTTGGCGGCCCTTGCCATAGCTCTCCCAAGTCGAGCCCTGCTTATCCACCTCATGACGGGTGAAGTAGGCGAGCATTCTCCTCACGGTCTGTGGGGAGAGGGTCACGCCGTTGATGAGGTCACGAGCGCGGGCGATCCCCACGGGGGTCATCCCACGCTGGCTCTGTGGCTTCTGAGCCCTTCGCCTCAAAGCGCGCTCCGCAGCTTTGCGAGCTCCTTGAGGTGGCTTGAAATCAATATGGCTGTATTTCTTAGGAGCGAGGAGCGCCGCCTCACTCTTGGCCTCAGTCTTTTGAGGGTGGCCATTGGGTAGCAGGTCGAGGTCAGTATTATATGACTCTTTACGCTCGCCTGTTCCCACTAGCTTGAGGAAGGCTTTAACGCGAGCATAGGCCCATTGATTGCGTGTCATCCCTGGGCGGTGGCTCACAGAGAAGGCTCCCGCGCCACGCCTAAAGACAGCCTTGAGTGAGCCAAGGTCAACCTTCTTCGACTTGGCTTTATAGCGGTCATTATGCTTGTCAACCATAGCTTGGAGGCCACGCTCAACGCTCTCGCTGATCTCAATCCCGCCACGCTTGCCACTAGCTGAGCCGCTTGGATTGGTCTTGGAGCCTTTGATCTGATCACGCTTTGGCGCGGGGGTCTGTGCCTGAGTCCTAGCCATCTTGGCGCCTCCGCCTCATGGCAGCCTCAGCGAGCGCAGCCACACCACCTCCACCACTAGCGGCGCTGACGGTTCTCTCTAGCGCAGATCGCTGTGCCTCCTCTGGAAGATCGCCAGCACCTAGTCGCTCCCTGATGGCGCGCTCGAGCTCGTTGTCTGGAGTAAGAAGCCCCGCCGTGACGAGCTGCGGAAGCATAGCGAGAGATTCCGCTAAATCGTCCGTGTCTAAGCCGGTATGAACGAGGCGGGGGAGGTGACTTGGATCTATTGGGCCGTAATTCCATCGGATCAATCTCCCTATCGTTCCCCCACCGCGGCGATCAACCCCGCTAACAGCAGAGGCCACAATGTCACATAGATTGATGGCAGCTCTGCGGAATACGCTGAGATGCACCTCACCGACTGAGCGCGCCCCCGTGTCAGTTATGCCAAGATTAGCGAACTGAGCTAGGAAGGCTTGGCTGATTTGGTTGTCACATTCGCGGATAATATCGAGCGGGCCTTGAGCGTATAGATTAGGAGTCGCGGCGTATTGATCGAAGCTCACCACAGGATTGTCAATGAGGTAGCTTTGCTCTGCGCTGAGGAAGGCTTGAGCCTGTGCCTCAGCATCATCAATCATCGCGTTAATGTCTGAATCAGTGAGCCCCTGCATCTCAGCCACGGAGCGGTCAACCTTGACGCGAGGCGTGGGGACGGCCCATCGGTCAACGCCAACGCACATGAGGTTACTGACCTTTTGTTTGGTTCTCCACCACCACCAAACAGGCCGCAGCATCCCGCTCCCCTCAAAGTTGGAGCCTGTGCGGTTGAGGGTGAGGAGGAGGAGCTTGTTGGATGGGATGGGCTCTGGAACCTTGCCCACGCCCACCACATGCTGAAGCACTCCATCAAGCTGTTGATTGTCACGGCTCAGCCAACGGAGATGGGCGCTTGGCTCGCGGTCGGCGTACTGCTCAAGCCATACCTTGATCTTGCCCTCAGCGTCAGGGCCGACCTTGTAGACCTCCTCAGCATAGCGATAGCCAAGCGGGACGAACTCAAGGAGATAGCTCAGTTGCTCCTCCCATGATTGGCTCATCTGTCCAGCGTAGCCATCAAGGCCCCAAGCCTCATTGGCGAAGCGGGCGAGCTCCTCACAGACAGGGTTGTCATCCACCGCGCTCTCCCATCGCCAAGTGGCGCTGAGGAGGGTCTGACGGAGCATGTGCCAAGAGCGCCTCACCACGGGGTCAGTCCTGAGCATGTCCTCAGCTTCACGAACCCAATTGAGCCCTGTGAGCTGAGCGTTGCGCTCATAGCCTGTGATCATCCCGCCGCTGAGCTGCGTTCCTGTGATCCCCCTCACAGAGAAACGAGGATGCAGCGCCCTCATGTGACGGGGCGCCTCATCTGTATCAGCTTGATAATCGAGCTTTCTCATGAGCCCTCTGATGAGCGGGGGGTTAGTCCTCCATCAGTCTTCAGGCTAGTCCATTAAGTCAGTCTTAGTGTCATTATAACATAGCCACTTGTCAAGGCTAGTCTTCGGCCACTCACCGCGAGGCTTGAGGGCGCTGAGGTTGAGCTCAGCTTGGGAGGTGCAGACCGTGAGCGTCCCCCTGTAGTGGTGAGGCTCGCCGCGCTTCACATAGCGGAGACAGGTCAAACAGTATTGATAATCCTTGAACGCCATGCTATCTCACAGTTCTTCCCTGGCGAGGGAAGCATTGGCCTTCATGGGGCTCGCGACTCCATGAAGGCCATTCTTTTAAATAGGAACTGACTTCCTATTTGTCCTCATACTTGGCCAGCTCCCAAGTGAGGTACCAAAGCGCCTTCTGTAAATCCTCGCGGGCGTTGTGCTTATGACCTGCGCGGGCGATGTACTTGACGCAATTCCCCAAGGCGAAGCCAAGGCCCCAAGCCTCAATGGCGTCAATGACCTCCACGCCGCTCTCCTTATGGTAGTGATTGGGGTGATCCACGTTGGAGGTGGCTGGCTCATCAGCGGTGAGGTCAACACGGTCTAGCATTGGGTGCTCAGTCATCCTTAGCATCCATCCTCGCCTCAAGCTTGAGGAGCTCGCGGTCAAGCTCCTCGATCCGCTTAATGATCTCGCTCTGCTCCTCCCGCTCCAAGTCGAAGCGGCGGTTCATGAACTTCCACATCATGTAGAGGAGGCCCACGGTGACAACCGCCACCAAGTTGTTGGGGTCGAGCACCTTATCAG